TAAGGCGAGTAACGATATTGCCAGAAGATTTAATCTCAAGGTCATAGACATAGTTCTTAGCAATTAAAGCAGCAGTTTGTGTAGCAGTTGCATGAACGACGATAGTTCCAGTAGAACCAGTAATGGTAATACCTGATCCTGTAGATAGCGTGAGGTCAGCCGTTGCGCTGTTAGGGTTCACACGCAACTGCATAGCAGCTGTATAACCAGTTAGGTTGATGGCTGTTCCTGATGAATCTTTATAGATAAGGGTCAAGTACCAATCTGAACCTTGATCGATAGTTGAGTTATATGTACTTGCCATTATTTGCCACCTAACATTGGGATATTAAAGAAACTATTGTCTGTATCGCCCGCTTGAGTAAAGCTGATATGGCAATGATGATTGTGCTTATTAGCCCCATCGTAAGGACGCCAAGCCCAAGCCTTCTTAGACGATGCGATTCTTCCATCGAAGATGACATAAGAGATTCTCTTATCGCCAGCTCGAGCACAGAGTCGTATCTGATCTGCAAGGTTAGGCATGAGGTCTGGTTTGGCTTTACCAGATAAATCCCTGTCAACGTCAATCGCTCGTACGATACCCATTGCATCAGGATTGTGATCAGACACACTTGCTTGATGACGTGTGTCGCCAATCCAACCGTCTGAGGTTCTATCTCTGTCTGGATAAGTATCATCGACTTGAAGCCTTAGTTGTTGCCCTGCTTTACAAAGATGCGGCGAGTTCGTCACAAGCAGAACACTCCCAACGTTTTTTATTATTGAGAATTAAAGTGTCATGTTCGCACGGAGCAGGTGCTATGAAAGCATCATCTATTGGGTCGTAAGTAAACCCAATTCCTGCAAAGTTATAACGTATAGATCCATGATAAGAAGTCTTAACCCAAGTGCCACCAAGGTTGTCAATTAGCCATGAATAACCTTCGTCACCTGCTGGGTCGTTGTTGTCTCCTACAAGTACGCGAATTACTTTGTTTGTCTCGTCTAATTCTGCCCAATGACTCACTTTAGCCACCTCACAATAACAATTCCTGAACCGCCGTTTTTGCCAATTCCAGCACCAACGTTATTACCACCGGTTGCACCCCCACCCCCGCCAGTATTTGCAGTTCCAGTCGTTGCTAATGCAAGATTAGACCCGCCAAATCCTCCGCCGCCAGTTCCTCCAGTTGCAGCCGTATTTGAATAAGAGCCTCCAGCTCCGCCTCCTGCGTAATAACCAGATTCACCTGTTGAAGTTGCAGTTGCCCATGAAGAATAAGTATTAAGACCAATGCCACCATTTCCAGCATTGCCAGCAGAGTTTCCGTTGCCCCCTACAGCTCCAGCCCCGCCCCCACCAGCTCCAGCGTAATTGCCAGAGTCAGCTCCGCCAGTTCCTCCAGCATAACCCTGTCCAGAAGTTTCAGATCCACCAGCCGCGGCGCGTCCGTAACCGCCACCTCCAGAACCTCCATTTCCTCCGACCCAAGTTGAAGGACTAGAGAAGTTTGTTCCGCCAAATCCTCCGCCCTTAACTAGAGTTAAAGCACCAAATTGTGAATCTGCACCAACGGTTGATTGACCAGTTGATCCGTTACCAGTTCCACCAGCTCCAATTGTTACCGTGTAAGAAGTATTAAGTGTTTGAGAAGTAAAGCCTAATAGACCACCAGCTCCAGCTCCCCCTCCACCATTTGAGGCATTAGTTCCAGCCCCGCCCCCACCCCCGCCAGCAATTACAAGAATGTCAGCTGTGATTGCCCCACCAGTAACCCCAAGAGTTCCGTTAGCAGTAAAAACTCTGTAGTTGTAGGTAGCATCTGTGTAAAGAGTGCCTCCAGTTACAACGCCTGCACCCCCGCCAACGCTAAAAGTTCCAGAAGTGATGCAACCAATCATTAGGCAATCCCACCTACGACGTACCAAGTATCTGTAGCAGTCTTGATGCAGACGGCTGTCTTGTATTGAGCCAAGGTTGGAGAAGCTGCAACTGCACCTGCTGAGAGGACTGTGGTTGTGCCAGAGGTAGTTGCTGAGATTGTGCAGAGCCCTGCGCCCTTGTTAAGAATAGTAATGGCTGTGCCTATTGGGAACGCTACTGAGACGTTGGTAGGAATCTTAAAGGCAATGGCTGTAGCTTTATTCATAGGCTGAAGGACTTGGTAAGCGTCTGCTAAGACGGTTGTGTAGTCGGTTGTGGCGTCAGCGTTGATCGTAAAGGTTACGAGCGAGTTAACTGTCGCGGCGGTAAGAATATCGCCCGTGGCTGCTGGTAGTCCTGATGTCATTATATCTCCTAGTAACCTAACGTATTAGTGCCGATTATACCGTAATACGAGCTTCCAACGATGAAGCCATCGGCTATTGGCTCAAGCGTTGTTATTGTTGCTGTCATCTTGTTAGGGTTAATATCCCATTTAATTCCCTGATATTGCAGGTTCTTCACAATAGTCGAGCCGTCTGGCTGGATATTGGTTATGAGCAGGTTATCAAAGAAATCCAGCCCAATTATGGTGTCGGTTGGTACTGCTGGATCTAGCAAGTCCACAACCATCTCGTCAATACGGATAGTAGTTGCAGCTCTAGTAGCAACGTACTCAAGGGCTATATTGGTGACGATAGCGTCAGTCTCGGCGACTAAATCAGTTTGTGTGATTGAGTGAGGAAAATACTTGTCAATAGAAGGCTGGTTAATTGCTGTGATTGTAGAGCCGCCAACACGGGCAAAGTTGGCTTGGTTAATGATGAGCTTGTCATCGAAAGCAAAGACGAGGTTACGATAAGGGACACCGCCTGTCTGGTTGAACGCCACGGGAGTCTTAGACAGGGAGTTCATGACGTCTGTGCGGTTCTTGAATACGGCTGTTCCAGAGCCGTTCATATAAAACGCTCCTGTCTCAGATACTTCAGCGTTCTTGATGGCAGCAAGGGAAGTTCTTGAGGTAGCAGGATCAGCAACACAGGTATTAAGTCCTGTAGAGATAGTACGCATAGAGGCAGGAAATGAGACTTGATTTAAGATTGCTGATACTCGAGCAGAGGTTGTCTGCCCTGCTGGACTAGAATCCACGGTGGTTATGTTAGCCATCTGGAATAGGCGGAAAGCATCTGTGCATGAAATATCGACATATCCAGTATCTTGGTTTACCGGGTAGGTGTACTTGTAATCTGTAACGTATCCAGAGAATAGGTACTTCTGGGTTGTGGCTGTAGTAGCAGATACGCGCAGCTTACGCAAAGGCGCAAGGTATCCGTAATAAGGAGACGCTGTGTTTTGCGGGTTAAAATAAGAAAGCGGATCTAATACTCGGACTATACATGTGCCTGCCTCGTATGTGTCGCGCTGGATATTACGACCACGCGTAATAGAAATCTGATAAACGTTAGGAGTCAGGTCAATAACTGGCTCTGGCAATGTAGAAGTGCCAAGTGTATTAGTGCCTAAGATTCCATATTGAGGGTCGCCAATAACGAACCCTGCATAACCAAAGGTTGCGCCGTTTGAGTAATCGAACGATACGGCTATCTGTGCTGGTAATGCCATTAGCCGAACATTCCAGCAATACGACCAATCTGGCTAGGTGAACCAGAAAGGCTTGCTAATTGAGTTCCGTTCTGAATCTTGTCAATTAGTTCCTGTTCTTTAATAATGCTTCCAGCAACATTGACGTTAATTACCGTAGTTCCACCACCGCTGGTATCGGTTATATCTCCTGCGGTTTGCATGCCGTAAAGACCATTAAGAACTTCGTTGGAATATTGATTATCGGTAGATTGAACTAAACCTGCTCCATATCCAGCGACCACGCCAATGGCTGTTAAAGCAGGGTCGATTGTGGCTGGACTGTATCCACCGTTGCCAGCTCCGCCACCAGAACCGCCTGCGGTTAAATTGTTAAGTTTATTTTGAAAATCTAAAATCCATTGATCTAAGAAAGCAAAAGGATTGTTAATTTTTGTATCACCAATAGTTAAGAAATATTTGTAAAGACCGCCAGTTGCATCTTGAGCCATAAGAATTTGTTTTGTAAGTTGTGTAGCAACAACGTCATTTTCGTTAAGAAGTGCTAACTGTGCTTCTACGCGAGTGCGTTCTTCTGCCGTTAGTTTTCCTTTGAGTGCAGCAATAAGTTGAATCTGCTCCATGTCAAAGACTGTACCTGCCTTCTTTAATGCAGCTTGCTTCTTCTGTTGATCTGTCAAAGCTTTTTGGCTTTTGAGTGTTGATTTAGCCAAAGCAGCGGCTTTAGCATCTGCCACAGCCTTGGCTTTTGCTGCTGCTTTTTCATCTTGCTTTCGTTGGTAATCGACTGTGCTTCCAGAGTAATCTCCGTAACCTGTTGGTTTAGGTTTACCAAGATTAGATATTAAAGAAGCAGG